CTCAGCTGCGAAGATCGCTACTATCACCAATGCGTTAGCGGCTGGACCGACCGCGTCGAGAACCCGATCTTTAGTGTCGGCAAAGCCATTCACAAGTTCGCCGAAGAGATGGCAAAGGGCACCGACGAAATCGAGGCCATGAGCGCGGGCTGCAAGCAGCCCGGCGTGACAGACAAGGCCGCGATCGCAAAGGCGTGCGCCGGCTACCGCGCCGCGGGGCATTACCCGCCGCTCATCATCAACGGCGAGACGTTCGTTGAGCAGCGGTTCTGCGTGCCGTTCGTAGAAGTCATACGAGATTCTATCACTTACGAAGTCTATCTCGTCGGCCGCTTCGATCACATCGCACACACGAAGCACGGCGTCGTCATCACAGACTATAAGTCAACCCGCAAGTGGGACTTCGGCGACGTCACGCGGGCCTACGCCGACGACGTGCAGTTCTTGTTCTATTACTGCGTCGCGCGGCAATATGCCTACGAGATTTTCAACGGCGACATGGCCGTCGCGAACGACGCGTGGAATGGGCGCTTGTTCACCCGCGTTTGCGCTATCATGCTGTCCAAGAAACCGCAGCCACAATGGATGATGGGTCCGCTGTGGTCTCCGCCCGAGCACTTGTGGTCTGAGTTCTTGACCGACCTACGCTCGCACGTTGTGCCTAAGATCGTCAACTTGCATCACCGCCAGTATCTACCGCGTCGCGACGGCCTGTTCAAGAACCTGTGCCCGACGTGCAACTATGCGGATTTGTGTCTAAGGGAGCAGCCGGAGGCTTACGAACGCAGAACGTATAGTCCTTTGACTTGGTGATAATACCTATGAGCTCTCCCCAAATCTACCGCTTCGTAATCGTCGACGCGCCGCCTATCCCGATCGAACTGTCTGCGCGGTTCAGTGACGCTGTCGGCAAACCCGGTCACCGGCAACAAGCCCTCCTGCACGCGCTCGATCTGAGCGTGCGTTTCAACCGCTCGCGCGTCGCTATCTATCACGGCGACGCGCGGGTTACGACCGTAGGTAAATCTCCGTTTGAGACTACTACGGTTGGCACAGTGATTGCTTCTATACTCTCTCACCGGTAAATCACTATGATACCTGTTACACCTAATAAGCCTCCTGTCACGTCTGTCCAGTCTCAACCCGACCTGCCATCCAATCCATACCCGCGCACGCTGATCGCCGTGGTCGGTCCGAGCGGCACTGGTAAGTCCACCTCACTTCGCAACCTCCCGCTCGACAAAACCGCAATCGCGGACTGCGAGCGCAAGGGTATGCCGTTCCGCACCGCGCAAGCACTGTTCTCCCCGAACCGCGTGCAGGAATTTCGGGACTGGTTCAGCAAGCAGATCAAGTCCCCGGACATTCAGATCATCGTCATCGACAGCATGACTGCGCTCGTCGATATGCTCCAGACAGAGTGCGAAGCGTCGTATAAAGGCTTCGATATCTGGAAGTATTACAACGATGGCATCGGCGACCTGTGCCGCCTGTTCAAAACGTCAGGCAAGTGCGTCGTCATCACCGCGCTCGACGAGATTGTGCAGATGCCCGACACGATGGGTAACATGACCACTCAGCGCCGCATCTATGTGCAAGGCAAAGAGTGGGCAAACAAGGGCATCGAGTCTGAGTGTCTCGCAGTCTGGTATAGTCACGGCAAGCGCTCGAAAGAGACGGGCAAGATTGAGTATCTGTTCGGCACGCAGACCGATGGCATCACGAAGGCCAAGACCCCACAGTTCTGGGGCTTGAATGACCCCGAGCCGAACGACCTACACGCGGTCTTGTTGAAGGCGGCGAAGGCAATTAACTCTTAACATCACTTTCCACTCTCTCACCTAGAGGGTGCCTCACAAAACAAACAAACAAACAAACACAATAATACAATGCCTGCTATCGATCGTTCCCAAATCGTCTCACGCGGTATGACCCCGAACGGCCTCTATACGGTCCAGATTCTGGAGGTTAAGAACGCGCCCGCCGCGAGCGGCACGCCGCAGACGGTGCTCGAACTCCAGATCGTCGCCCCGGCGACAGTCAAACACGGCGACACGACCTACGAGGTCGCCGGCACTAAGTGCGAGAAGCGCACGTGGTGGTCTGAGAAGGCTGCCGCGAAGTCCATCGAGATGTGCGCGGATATCGGATTGCCAAACGCGAACACCGCCGAGACCACCGAAGAACTCCAGACCGCACTCGAAGGTCTCAAGGGTATGTTCATCAACGCCCTCGTCGAGGGCCGTGAGCGCATCAAGCGCACGACCCCGCTGCCGGGTCAGAAGCCGTGGGACGCTGAGCCCGTGCGTGACGAGAACGGCAACGTCGTGACTGACGGCTGGGAGATCACTAACGTGAGCTTCCGCCGGGGCACGCTCCGTGACATGGACGGCAACTATCCGTTCAGCAACTAATATGTCACAACTCCCCTACACACCCATCGGCACGAACGTGCTGCTGCGTGCACCAAACCCCGCGAGTGTCGGCGGCATCATTGTCCCTGACACTGTCAAGGCACCCGAGCGGCGACCAGTCTTTGAACTCTGCGCAGTCGGCCTGGACTGCGAAATCGTCGGCGCCGGGCTCGTCGACTCCACTGTCTATGTCAAGCACGGCGGATCGCTGTGGCCGTTCATGCCCGAGGACGCGAAGCGCGACGAATATCTCTACTACTGCGCCGACGAGAGTGACATCGCGGCGGTGGTGAATTGAGTGTAATCTAAACACGCCGGATGAACAGAGTTCATCCGGTCTTTTAGTTTATATCAAATGAAATACACCCTTACTGGCCAACTCCCGCGTCACCTTTACTGCTGGGTGGACACGCGCCACACGCACAAAGACGGCGATGGATTCGCCCGCGCCGTTTGGTTTGGCATAGTCTCATATCCCGGCCGCATGTGGGGCTGCACGGTGATGCTCGAATCAGGTGCCATTTATCGCAACCTGCCAGCGCACGCGATCTGCTTTGATCCACCGCCAACCGGCGCGTGGACTCCGCAGGACGCGCAGACGTGGGATTGCTACGGCCTCGAATTTACCGCGCTAGAATACGACTTCTTGCGCGGACTAGAGTGCAAAGTGCGCGCCAATGGAAAAGAGCACATTGGCGAATACCTGTTCACGGTCGCACCCGTCGGCGACGGCTTTAGCGCTTACCCGGAGCAGGCCAAAGAATTCACATTCGTCAAACTGGACAGCGGCTGGATGACAGTGCAGCCGACCAACCATATCGTGTTCCGCGAGCGTAGCTTCACGGACAACAAGTTGGAGTTTCCGAAGGGGATGAAGAGACAGCTAGAAGTATGGACAGTTGAGTAATTTTAGAATATGCCAACAACCATAATCCTCTCAAACCTCGACCGATATGCACGCGAGAATGCCACGATGCTCGTCGGGCCGCCCGCGGATTTCGTGCGCGAAGTGCTGGGCGACGAAGAATACTCGAACGCGCATATTCGCCTAGCGTCTGACCCGCGAGCACTACCCGCCGACACTACCCATATATTGTGTCTCGGCGAAGCTGCCCTCAAAACATGGATGGGCTACGACGGCCTCGATGCGTGGCGTGGCTACGTGACGCTGACGACCCCGCGCGGCGTGCCGCGGGCTGTGCCCACCGTCGCAACCTACCTGCCCATTGACTGCGTAGATGTCAAGGACTACGAAGGCGGCGACGACGGCGACGACGATGACGCCGCGGGGAATAACAAAGACACCGCGCCAACAGCTAGAAGCAACTATAGGTTCTGGTTCACGAAGGACGTCGCTAAACTCTACTCTAAACCCGCGACGCTCAAGTTCCAGTCTGCGTGCATCGAGCCGACCATGTTGGAGTGGGAGAGATTGAACACGGTCAGTGGCTCCACGATCTACTTCGACATCGAAACACACCCCGAGACGAACACTTTGCAATGTTTCTCGCTCGCTGTGGACGATGGCCCCGTTTTGACCGTCGGCGTGTATGACTGGACGGGGAGATTGATAGCCCCCACCGACACTCTCGCTATGCTGGCGCGCCTCTTTACGCGCAACCGGGTTGTGATTCACAATGCCTCGTTCGACCTGCCGTTCTTAGCTGTGAATTATCGCGTGCCGTTCGGACGCGACATCGCTGACACGATGGCGATGCACCACCGCTGCTACCCCGAGGCTGAGAAATCGCTCGCGCACGCAATCAGTCTATGGATTAACTCACCCTATCACAAGGGCGACGCGGGCACATTTCATCCGCGAAACCGGGCGCAGTATGTCCAATTATTGACCTACAATATGAGGGACGTTTGCACGTTGCGGGCAGTCTATAAGGCGCAGATGGCACACGCGGGGCTAGACGAAGGCTTATCTACGTCCGTGGCCCTCGCGAACGACAGCATCTATCCCTATCTCGTCGCGGGGTTGTATGGCTTTAACATCGACCTCCAGAAGCGGATGGCTTTGATCAAAGACCTCGAAATCCGCGGCCGCGCTTATCAAAAGATACTCGACGCTTTGGTTGGTTCTCCCATGAACTCAGGCTCGCCGAAGCAGTGCATCGACTATTTCCACGGCGACATGGGCTATGAGGTCGTTAAGAAATCGAAGACATCTAATGGGCCATCTGTCGCGGGCGATGCGTTATACCTGCTCTTACTTGCGCACCCTGAGAACCCCGTCCCGCGGGTCATCCTCGCGATGCGTGACGTTGACAAACAATTAAGTCAGTTGCAATTTAAACCTTTGAATTTCATACACCAGTCATGACAGCTCAAGAGACGCTCGCAGCCCTCGCGGCTGTAACCATTACGGTCAAATCAGCGGCCGAGATTCCCGGCTCAAGCAAATGCCCGCGCTGCTGGCACTGGCATACCATCCAAGGCAACTATCACGATCTCTGCGACAAGTGTTGCAAGATATTGATAACTGACTTCCCCGATCACCCTTCTGTTCCTCACATCAAAAACGCTTACAAACAATGGACCCGCTAACTAAAGACCACTGCGAGATAGCCACGGACGAAGACCAGCGTTGGCACGACCAGCAAGAGTCCAAGATCGACGCCGACTACGACGAGGAAGATCGCCCCAAATACACAGCCCGACAGCGCTGGCTCGACGGCGTTGACAACGGTAACCGTGATCGTATATGACAAATCCTCCCCTCTACTCCGCCGAAATCGCCCGCAGCCTCATGCACGGGCTACCGTTCAACGGCATGCCCATGTTGCCGGCGTTGGTTAGTGAGAAACTAAATGGCCTTCGCTGTGTCTACATGCCCGGCAAGGGCTTTTATTCGAAGACAGGCAAGCGCTGGCGCGACGGGGTCTTGGACCACATCGTAGTCAACAGCGACATTCCTGTCGACGGCGAACTCTACTGTCGCGATATGCATCTGCAAGAGATCGTCGAAAACGTGGGCGTGAATAACCTGATCGCAGGTCCGCGAGCGAAGGACATTAAACTGTGGGCTTTTGACGTCATCGACAGAAAGGTGAGTGCATATGACCGCCGAGAGTGCTTACGTAAAATTGTTAGCAGAAGTGAATATACAGTAGTTGCTCACACACATCATCTAATAGAAACACAAAAGCACTTCAACGAGTTAGTAATTGATGCGCGCGCAGCGGGCTATGAGGGTCTAATGGTCAAGCATGTCGGCGCGCTTTACACTCGCGGTTGTAAAGGCCAGCTTCTCAAGATCAAATTCTTCCACCACGACGAAGCGCCCGTCGTGCGGTTCGTGGAGGGCGAAGGGAAAGCCGAGGGTTGCGTAGGCGCGTTTGTGTTCAACTCGCCGCGCGGCGCGGAGTTCGAGATCGGGACGATGCAGCTGTCGTATGAGACCCGCCGGCGGCTATGGGCCGAACGCGACCGTCCTTACGTCGCGCGGTATAAATACGTGGCACTGTCAACAGACCTCATCCCGCAGAACGCGAGCGTCGAGGCTGTGTGGGAGGATCAGTTGTGAGATACCCCACTCAATACAAGATAACCGGCACGCGTATATGATTAAACTAAGAACAGGCGGTCGCGATTGCATAACTAAACACGGCTATGCAACACGTGAAAATCGACATCCATTGTATGGACGATGGAAAGGTATGGTGCAGCGTTGCTATGACCCTAGCGCTGCTTCATATAGAAACTACGGTGCAAAGAATATTGGAGTTTGTGCCGCATGGCTTGACTTCAAGAACTTCCTAGACTGGTGGCTTACACAGACGTTAGCAACAACTGACAAAGTCGAACTGCATCGAAAGGATTCAACCAAAGACTATAGCCCCGATAACTGCGAAATACTTCCACTATCTGAGCATCGCACATTATCAAAGTCTCTACGCGTTAGGTGCGTTACCACTGGCAAAGAGTATGCTGACTGTCAGCTAGCCGCTCTGGATAACAATCTTGGACGCAATAGCGTTAGTCGTGCTATACGACTGCGATACGGTAAAATTAAAGACTTACAATTTGTTCTATGCGAACCTGCACCCAATACGTAATAACAGGCACGAGGTCATTCCGGCTAGCTAGCCGTATGTGGTTCGATCAATATGGATCTCAGCTACAAAACCCCGGCAAGTCAATCATCGAAATCTACTGTGCTCCAAATGGTCGGGTTATTGTGCAAGCAGACCAAGCAGGTGCAGAGGCTCTGATCGTCGCATACGAGTGCAAACCCGGCAACTACCGCGCGCTGTTCATCAATGGCATCAAGCCGCACACGTTCCTCGCCATGCACATCTTTGCGGACGCCCGCGCGGATTGGTTCGCGGGGATAGAGCCAGCCACGTTCTGGCTCAGCAAGTCACCAGAAGAGCTCCGTTTACAGGCTAACTGGAAAACCCTCGACAAGCGCATCAAAGACAGCGACAAGGAATATGCCATCGGCAAGCGCACCGCGCACGGCAAGTCCTATCGCATGGGCTGGCGGACCTACCAACTGGCAAACCTCAAACAAAGCGACGGCACACTCGTCTTGAACCGCCGAGAGTGCATTGACTTCCTCTCGAAATTCGACGTCCTGTTTCCAGAGGTCATCGAGGGTCAAACTGAGACCGAATACAAAGTCCGATCATCCCGCGAACTGCGCAACAAGTTCGGCCATCCGCGGCGCTTCGAGAAAATCCTCACAGACAGCTATATCCGCGAAGCGATATCGTGGGTTCCCCAGTCGACAGTTGGTTGCCTCACGCACCAAGCGTTCATTAACGTGCAGCGTCTCATCGAACGAGATAATCGGTCTCAATGGGATTTGGTGTCCAACAAACATGACTCGCTGGCAGTCGAATGTCCCATTTCTGATGCTACTGACGTGGCCCAGATCTTGCTTTCAGAACTCCGCGTCCCGTTCACCGGGCGCGACGGCGTCGAGTATCGCATGGGCGCCGAAGCCGCCGTCGGTCGCAACTGGGGTAAGAAGACCAAGTATAATCCTGACGGGATGCTGGAGCTTAAACTCTAATGAACCTCATAAACCTTTCCAACCATGCCGCACAGGAAACTGTGCAGTATAAGGCCGCGTTCGGCATGACGCCGACCGTGTTAATCGTCCCACCATTCCTCTTAATCGAGCTCTTCGAGCACCCCACTTTCGTGGGTTTCATCGAAGGTCTGCGCGTCATTGAATCCGCCCATGTCACTAAGCCTATCGTCGCCCATGTCGACCCAATCACCGTGGCAAAATTGGCGCGTATTGACGCGTAACTTGTCGAGTCCAGAGGTCTACATCGAGGCGGGCTTTTATTCGCTGGTCGCGGCCGCATTGCAGCGCCGCGTCTGGCACGGCTCGCGGCTCGACGAAGCGCCCCTGTTTCCGAACCTATACATGCTCTTGTCAGGCGACCCAGGGCTTGGCAAAGGGCTTGTCACAGACACGCTACTCGACATCTTGTCGCAAGACGAGTATGTGCCGAAGAAGCCGGACGGTTCGATAGACGTCGAACTCCAGTCGAATCTCTTAGCCCGCAAGATGAAGGACGGCACGCCGACGTTGACGATCCCGATCGCGCCGCAGAACATAACATTCGAGAAGCTAACGCTCAATATGTCCAAAGCCTCGCGCACCGTGCGCGTCAAGCCGCCTTACCCGGCGGGCATCAAGAATGGGGTATACATGCACGCTTCACTCTTGTTCCTTCTCGACGAGCTCGAATCATTCTTGCACAAAGACGCCGATCAGACGGCGAAGTTCCTCGAAACCGTCTACAACGCGAAGAACTACGACCGCGAAACGAAGCATCACGGCGACGATCGCATACGAAACTGCTGTCTAAATATGGTCGCCGGCGTTCAGCCAGTGCGATTCAGAAAACTTATCGCGCGGGGCGTGCTTGGCTCGGGCATCATTTCGCGGACGATGGTCGTGCACGCCGATGCCGAGCGCCAGCGTATGCCGCGCAAAGAAGCATACTCGCCGGAGCAGTTAGCCGCGAGACAGGCGTTGATAGCGTATGTAAAGCGCCTCAGCGAAGTGTTTGGCATGTGCGTCGAAACCGACGACGCGCGGGCTTGGTTCAATGACTTCTGGAATAACGAGCAGGCGAACCGTGTAAACCGCTCGCCGGTCTTGAAGGAGTATTATGCACGTAAGAACCAGCACATGCACAAGATAGCGATGCTCGCCGCGTTTGCCCGCGAGGTCGAAATCAACGCGGATGGTAACTACACTTTAACTGTGTCTGATTACGAAACCGCGCTCCGTGTGCTCGGCGGCTGGGAAAAGGACATGCACAAGGCGTTCGAAGATGCCGGCGACAACAAGATCGGCAACAAAGCATCGAGCGTCGACGCCGTCCTAAAAACGGCCAATCGCGGGCTGACGTTCGACGAGCTCTTCATCTACATGATGAAAGACTTGCGACGCGAGGAACTAACAGAACTTCTAAATGACATGGTTCAGCTAAAGCGGCTGGGCCAAACAACGACGGGAAAACATGTAGTGTATAACAGGATAACAACATGAGTGTAACTATTCCAACAGGAACGGAACTACGGGCTAAAGCTCTCGATCGAGTCAAAGGCTACGTATGCAAAGACCGGCAGGCCACGCATGGCGACGCGGAAGATAACTTCAACACAATCGCGCGGCTGTGGTCGGCATACAAAGGCGTGGAGTTCAACGCTCTCGACGTCGCGGCGATGATGGCGCTGTTGAAGGTGTCGCGCATGAAGACTTCGCCCGAGCACCTTGATAACTGGGACGACCTCGCGGGCTACGCGATTTGCGGCGCGGGGTTAGTGGAGGCGCGGAAACTAACTACGCCTGTCCTATGAAACCCTCCCCCGCAGAACAGCGCTACGAACTCGTCACAGAGTTCCACGACGCCTTCAAAGTGCAAGCCCCGCGACAGTGGGCGGACGCGTCGAACGCGACCGCACTCGCGCGTCGCACTTTACACGACGAAGAGTTCAAAGAATACATGGCCGCGGACGACGACATCGACATGCTCGATGCGCTCGTTGACATGGAGTATATTGCGTGCGGCACGCAGCACCTGCTCGCGTTGAAACAGCCCCGCTTCGATCACACTCACACACTGTATTTCTGCCAACAGCGCGTCATGGATGAGCTCAACAAGTCGCAGCTGTGTCAGAGCGGGCTGACGACGGCGCTTGGAGTTCTGCGCGCCGGGATCGCTCTTATCGCCGACAACAACGACTACGATCTGCACGGCGCTTTTCTCCATATCCACGAAACGAACATGAATAAACTGTGGAAGAAAGGACAGATCGATAGCATTCCGCCGAGCGCTGTTGTTGAGCCGACGGCCGACGGGTTCTATGTGGTCAAACGCGCGGACGGCAAAATCTTGAAGCCGCCCGGCTGGCTTCCACCTAAATTGACTCGATATGTATAAACAAATAACCCCGGCCATCGCGGCCGGGGTTTTCTTTTATCCAGTTCTCTTTTATTTCAACTCGTAAGTTCCGCCTTCTTCCCAATTCAGCTTGAGCACCTTTGCTCGCTTGACGTCGTTGGGTTCTTTACTCGCGAGCAGCAATCTCTTCTGCTCAAGCGCCTTATTAACCGCCTCGGCGACCAGCTTCTTCGCATTATAGACCTCGTCGAGTCCCATCCCGGCGACGAGGTTTTCTTTGCGATACGTTTTCCAGAGCTCGGGGTTCGACTTCTCAAGCCACTTGTCGAACGCAGCGTCTTCACTCGGACCCTTCACGCTCACGTCGGGCGTATCGAGATTCGCCGTTGATACAATCTTCTGCGCGATCTCACGCACCTCATCGACGGTCTTCGCCTTGTTAAACTGCGTCGTGAGGTTAAACGGGTTGGCCGTGACCGCCGGACGCAGCGTAGTGTTCATCGCCTCATATCGCGAGCGGGC